GAGCCTGTTGATCTCGACCTCTCGCGTCTGCCGCTCCACGCGTCCGAATGGGAAGGTGTGCTTACAGCCGCTCGTGATGCCACCCACAATGGCGGGGTCACAGGCGTCGCGGGTCTCGCTCCCAGAGTCGGCGCCGATCCCGGTGATCGTTTCGAAGACGGGATTCATATAGCGCGACGCGCGGGTCGGCAGCTGGTTGATGAGCCCAGGGAGCGTGCCGATGATCGTCGAGATGACGGTGGGGTCGACACCGGGATAGGTGAGCAATCCCCCCGGCCCATGGTAGAAGCCTGAAGTGGAGCCGACCCCCGTGGCGTCGTGCTTGAGGGCGTAGCCGCCCTGCTTCAGCGCGATGGCCAGTTGCAGCAGCTCATCGATAGAGAGATCTCCCAGATCGCGCGGCGGCATGGTGCCCTCCTGTTAGGTGTTCTGTGCGGGAGCGCCCAGACTGATCGCCCCCTGCCCATTGAAAAGTCGCGAGAGCATCGCGAACTGCTCTTTCGCAGCCTCCGGGACGCCCTCGATCGCTGGAGCCGACGCGCCCTGGCCCACGCCAGCGTCCTTCGCCGCCTTCACATCCTGGCCGCGGCCGTCAGCCACGGTGGAGTCGGCCTTCGAAGCGATGAACTGCCCGTTCCGCGGCGTCATCAGGTCGGCAATGGTCTGCCTCGCAGCCGCGAGGTCCGCCACGGCCTTGTCTGTGGCATCGAGCCGCGTCACGAGTGAGTCGAGCTTCGCCGAGAGAGGAGCCATTGCCTGGGTCAAGGCCGCTGCCACGTCCATTGCGGGGGAAGGAGGAGGAGGATCGGGAGCAGGTTCAAGGGCGGCGAGCACGTCCTTGAAGGCGATGCCCTGCTCCGTCGCTTTGGCCCGGGCAGCGGCCAATTGACCCTCGAGGAGGCCCACGGCGTCCGCGCCAAGAACGCGGCTCAGAAATTCTTTCTTTTCCGGCGAGAACATGGATGCTGCCTCCTGGCTTAGGAATGTGGTCCATTGATTGGCTGCTGCCTCCATGGGCAGCGGCGAGATCTCGTTGGTGCGAATGCCTCGATAGACGCCGTCGTAAAGGTCCTCGTAGGAGAACCCGTGGCTGACACCGAGGTCGGCGATGGCGGCGAGGGCCTTCGCTGCGGACTGCTTGTCCGCATCGAAGGTGCCCGAGGCGACGGCAAAGCCCTCCGAGGTGACGTCGAGAAGGTCCGCCTGGCCGACACGCGTTCCGGGCGTGTGCCAGAGCCAGAGCTCGGGATAGCCCCTGGTGGCGTCGGCCCAGGCCACGTACTCCTTGTGCTCCTCGAGGGGAATCACCTCGCCTTCGCGGTCGTACAGGTTGTTCGAGTAGACCGCGAGCCAGCGCCACGCGCCGGAGGCGTCCTTGAAGACCCGGAAGGCGCCCTCTTTGCGGTCGCCCATGCCCTCGGCCGAGGCGTGACGCTTGAGATGGGCCGCAGCACGGCCGCGCATTTCCGCCGGCATCGTCTGGTTCATGCGCGCCATAGCATTCCGCAGGTGCGGCATGTCGATGGCACCGTCGGCGTCGTGATGCGGCAGGTGCCGAAGCGAACGAGGGGTGGTCCTCCCCTCGCCATCCTTTTTGCCGCCAGGCTCGATGACTGCGAACGCTGAGTCCGGGAGGGAATTGATGTAGGCCGTGGTCCATTCGGCCTTGTCCCCGCGACTGAAGAGCCGCGAGAACAGCCCCTCTTTCTTGGCGGGCTTCATCATCTCGTCCATGCGCCGGCGCATGTCGGCTGCGGCCTTCTCGACGGCGGCAGCCTTGGCAGCCGGCTCCATCTCGTCATCCGACATGATGTTTTGCATCAAGGCCGAGAACTGTGCCCCGCTCTCACGCAACGCCTGTTCGGCGTGCATGGCGTCCATGTAGGCATCTAGTTCGGCGTATGAGGTGGCTCCACCGAAGGGGCGATACATGCCCATCTCGATGCCACACTTCGTGGCATCGCCAGCGGGAGCGCCTGGGGACGGGGGAGCCGCGGGATCGGACACGCGCAGGGCGCTCCTGCTCTCCCCCCGGTTCAAGCCGTAGTGTCGACGCGACCTCAGCGAACTGTCAAGGCACGGCGAGGAGGATGGGCTCTCCGCTGGGTACGTTCCAACAGCGGCAATTTACGTGGGCTGCCTCAAACGAGGTAGCCATCACGAACTTTTGGCCGTCAAGCGCGGCGCAGATCGGGCAGACACGCTGATCCATCGCCGTCCGCCATTCCCAGTAGCGGTAGCCCATGGCCTGAAACGCTACCTGCGCACCATGGCCGAGGAGGTTCGTCATCTCGGTGACAGCGATCATTCGCGCTCGCTGTGGGCCGAACAGCTCCTCTATCTGCTCAGCTACCCAGCGGGAGCCTCGCCCTTCGGCGCGTGCCTGCAGGATGGCCGCGCGAAGGGCATCCCGCCGAGTCGACGTCAGTTGTTGCCACCAGCGATTCGTGTAGGAGCGCGCTGCCCCGACGAAAGCCTCCTCAGGATTCACGCCGAACAGTTCCTCCATCGGCGGCAGCACGTAACCTTCATCCCCGAGCGCCTTCATGGCGTCGCTGTCGTTCTGGGCCAGCCAGGCGCCGAGGAGGATGATGCTCAGGGCCGCCTGAAAGAGCTCCTGCTCGACCTCCATCCGCATATCATCCCAGAGACGATCGTCGTGAACGACATCCTCAAGCGCCTTCACCGTGCCGTTCGCGATCCGGAAGGCCCGCCCCTCATCGTGGGTGTCTGCGTAGACCGAATTCCAGATGGCCACCCAGCGCCGGCGCTTGGGAACCGGCATCCGGCGCACGCGCTCCGGCAAACTTGGATCGGTAGGACCGCTATATGGCGTGTCAGTCCTCCTCGTCGAGCCGGCCGCGGAGACGACGGAACATGCGTCCCAGCACGGAACCGTAGAACGCCGTGGCCTCGTCCTCAGCAGCGAGGCGTTCCTCAGTGGGGCCAGCCCGAGAGAGGATGCCCTTCTCGACGGCGGTCTCCTCGTTTCGCGACGGCTCCTCACCCGCTCCCTCCGGCCCGGCTCCCTGTGGTTCCTCCGGCGCTTGGGCCGCAGCCTCCGCCTCCCGGGCAATGAGCGCGTCGTAGATCTCTTGCGTCAGCCGGCCTTCGGCGAGGGCGATTTCGCGGGCCGCCTGGGCGTCAATCTCGCCTGAGTCGATGCGCAGCTTCGTTGCCTCCGCCTGGAGCTTCGACGTCTCCGCGCGCCGTTTGCTCTCGTCGATGTCCTCGGTTTCGAAGCTGAACGTGACGTTTGCGGGGAGGATTTGGTTGATCATCTGGGAGATGTTCTTGCGCCAGATGGCGGCGCCCTTGAGGCGCGCTTTTTGGTCCAGCGTCTCGCTCTGGGCACCGGAGCCCATGTCTCCCCGCGGGAGGGGCGCGAACTCCTGATACTCGCTCAGGAAGGCGAGGGAGAGCAGGGTCAGGTACTCCCGGAACTGCTGGTCGCGGTCGAAGCCGTCCGGGAGGCTCGCGAGCTCCAGCGTCGCCACATTGGCCGTGAGCTTGTCGCTTACCGTCGTCAGGATGACGGGGGGCTGATACCGCAGAAGCCCGCGCGAGTCTGCGAGGTTCTTCGCCAGCGTCACGGCCGATTCGAGCTCCGACCGGGTGACGCCGGAGAGCACGTGGATGGCTCGACCATGCCGGCCGCCCACTTTCTCGTCGGTATAGCGCTCGATGCTCTGCCAGGTTTTCGCGCCCTCGAATAGCCGGCTCATGGCCGACATCTGCAGGCCCGAGTAGATGGGATGTGAAACCGGCATCTCGAGCAGGTGGTACACCTGAAACCATTTCAGCCGATGGTACTTCCCGCGCCGGTCGAGGAAGATCACCGGCACCTCGACGTCTCCGGTCACGAAGCAATTCGAGCTCGGGAGCACGCTCAGGCCCACGAGCGGAGCCTCAGGGCGGTCAGCCGTCCGGATCAGCTCGACGAAGGCGCCCACATCCTGGCTGAGATAGTTCAGACCCAGCTCCATGCAGAACGGTACCCAGCCACGACCAAACGACGCGGAGTCCAGCAACTTTCGCGAGGCCTCGCTGGCTCCCTCATCCTGGCTTTCGAGCTTCCAGGAGTAGCCCGCGTTCCGCGCGCAGATGGACGCCGCGGCTGAGCCCGCGAATGGTTCGATGGTCAGAAAGCGCTGGAGGAGCCAATCCCGCTGGTAGATCTGGGTGCCCCACTCGGGGATTTCGGTGCCATAGGTGCCCGTGAACATGAGGGCCAGAGCGGCCGGGCCCGCGGTGACGCCGAGGTCCTGGTCATTGACGCTGTAGCGCTGGGCCTGGAGGGCGATGGGGTCGGCCATGCGACGGCTCCCGCTCCCCCCGGACGCCGTCAGTGTAACGTGGCTGGGCGTTCCTGCCGACGACGCAGATGATAGGCCCGCATGTAGTCACGTGTGGCCTGGACTTGCTCCGGAGTCCTTGAGGCCCGCGCTCTTGCATCGACAAGCCGCTTGCACATTCGGCATTGCCGCCATCCGTTCTGGCCAATCCTGGTATTGGTGGGGCTGAACTCGTGCCCGTGATCACAATGAGTCTTACGCGCGTTGATGGCATTGGCGCTCATGCCGCGCCTCTTATTCTCCGCCAAGGTCACCGCCTCAAGATGGTCAGTCCGCACGCAACGCCGATTGCGACAGAGAGGATCCAGGGTCATGCCCTCTGCAATCGGCCCCCTGCCCAGCTCGTAGCCGAAGCGATGTGCCAGGGAAAGATTGCCCGTGCGGACACAGAACGCACCATACCCATCTGCCCTGACCGCTCCCTGCCATTCCCAGCATTCATCGCCGGACCCATGAGCTACCTTGCGGGCGAATCGTTCGCAGGCATCCTGACGGTAGTAAACACGTGGCATGACCACATGTCACCACGGCTAAACGTTTAGTTCCAGGATCCTCTTTACCGCCATGCTGGCCGCGACGGCGAGGTCGACCTTCTCAGAGGCGCGCCGCTTGACGATCCTCATCTTCGAGTCCTCGTCCTTCTGGAGGCGCGCCTTGGCGTTCCCGATGTGCTCCCGCAGCGCAGGATCGCCGTTGTGCCACACCTGGCCCGCCATCGCCAGCTGGAAAAGCATACCGTCCGCCACGAGGCGCTCGGCGCCTTGATCGAACTCCGAGATCCAGCAGAGCCCGTCCTTGCGCATGCGTTGCACCATCTGCTCTAGCTGGGTCGGGTCGTAGGTGAATTGCACGACGTTGTGAGGAGCGAGCGGCCAGTCCTTGGCCTTGCAACCCGCACATCCTTGATTCGGAAGGGATCGCGGGTGCCCAGCCGCGCAGCCTCCCTCGATGATGAGCCGAATCCAGCGCTCGCACTCCTCCAGGTCGATGCGCCCGGCGGGAGAATCCTGCGGACGCCAACGCTTGCAGGCCCGAATCGCCGCCTGATCGTGGCGCTTTGGGTGACGGGTGACGGCGACTACGCCGAAATTGTCGTATGTCACGGCCGCATCGGCTGCTAACACGATCGGCTCGTTCCAGCCCGGCCGGAGTGGCGGAAGTTCAGGATCGTGGAGTTGGTCCCAGCGGTCCAGCGGGATGTATTCAGCCTCGGGGTCGCCGGCGAGCGCATCGTCCGCCGTCTCCGGGGCGAAATACGACAGACCGAGCGGCGTCATGGTGCCCACGAGCGACTCGCGCCAGATGGCATCTCGTCCCGGGCGGCCCGTGTAGGGCACGAACAATGGATGGAGCCGGCTCCCTCCTGCTACAGCCTCGTGCCAGAGATCCGCCGAGTAGCGGTCTGGGCCACGGCCGCGAGTGATCACATGGCAAGTCCCTCCGGGCGCGACGGTCGAGACGACGCCGTTCCACAGCGCCTCCGCATCATCGATCTGGCTGAGTTCGTCCACGTGGGCATGCTGGCACGTCTGGTCAATCGAGGCATGGCCTACGGCCGGGTAGCTGACAATAGTCCGCACATCATCCGGGCCCATCCACGCTCCGCGCACGATGAGCGACTGGCTCGTCACGCCGCCAGCGCGCGCGACCTCGAATGTGCAGGCCAGGGCCGGCGGGAGGTGCTCTAGCCCGAAACGCACATAACCCAGCAGCGCCTGGCTGGCCCGCTGGTCAAGCGAAAACATGTGGACGCGAGTGTTTTCGGCCCCGAGGAGCAGGCGCCAGCCGTCGAAGGCGCATTCGAGCTCCGTGAATCCCTGTTTGCCTGCCTTCAGTCCGTACACCCACGGGTGCGCCTCGGCGGCGGCGGCGAGCTGGCGCTGTCCCTCCCAGAGGCCAGCCGCTATGCACTGGCAGCCCGGCCGCGAGCATGGCTCCTCGGGTTCGCGGTAGGTCGAAACGGCGCCGGTCTCGCGGTTTTTGAAGTGCCAGAATCGCAACCAATGCCGAAACGAACGTGTGCAGAGCACGCGGCGGACGAAGGCCGGGTCAGGGAGCGCTGAGAGCCGGGGGGCTGTTGCCGTTGCCATTGGCCGCCACTTTGTTCAGGAGCCGGTCCAGGTCCGCGAGTTCGTCCGTGGAGAGCGCGTCGAGCTGCATCACGGGCATGATCATGATGGGCCCGTCGTTGGGCCCAGTCAGGGCGATGGTGGCCCGGTCCAGTCCGAGGAGTTTGGCTCGGCGTTCCATGATCTTGAGGATGCGGTCAACGGCTGCGACATCGCCTCCTCGCGCGACAGACCAAAGAGAGCGTTGAAGCGTGTCCAGGCGGTCGAGCTCAAGATCACGGAGCTGCTCAGTCGGCTCGCGGATCATCCTCGTCAGGGCTCGATGGACCGCATGCGATGCTCCGGACTTCGAGGCGTAGCCCAGCTGCTCCGCGATGGAATCATATGTAAAGCCCGCCATCCGGAGTTCAATGGCCCGGGCGGTGCGTCGCTTCTCGGCGATCGCCTTTTCAGAGGTGCGGTTATTCGGTGTACTTGGCATAGGGTGTACTCAGCCCTTGGCGGCCGTCTGGCCTGTGTACTTTTCCCAGCGGGCCAAGACGACATCCGCATACTGGGGTTCGATCTCCATGGCATAGCATCGGCGACCGAGCATCTCGCAGGCGATCAGGGTGGTTCCGGAGCCGACAAAGGGGTCATAAACGGCCTCGCAATGATGATTCCGAATAGGTCTAGCCATGCACTCGACGGGCTTCTGCGTCGAGTGTCCGCCCTCAACATTCTTATCAAGAGTGATTTCCCAAAGCGTCGTTTGGGTACGATCATCGGTGCGGCCTGCGCCCTTGCCCTTTCGGACGGCATACCAGCATGGTTCGTGACGGACATGATAGTCCCCTCGACCTATGGGGAAGTGACTTTTGGCCCATATGATTTGCATACGAATCTCAAACCCCGAGCCTTGGATGGCCGCGGCGTGGACGAGGCTCC